ATGCGTGTATTAAAGATTATTTGCCCTGAATGTGGTGCCAAGGCTGCCATCAGTAAGACCAATCGAAAGCACCCTGAAATTGCCGATCTTTACTGTATGTGTTCTGACATTGAATGTGGTTATCGATTCGTCATGAATCTGACTTTTTCGCATACCTTAAGCCCTAGCGCTAAAACTGGCGATAAATTGTTGCAGACTGTGATCAATAACCTCAATCCACAACAACGCCAGGCAGCATTAGATTTGTTGAAAGTCAGCTCTGTTACTTGATATAAAATCACATTTTATCGAACCACACCCATGGGGTGAATTCAGTCACCCCTATCACTTCAGTCAAATATCCTCAATTTCTTCATACTTACATCTCATCTCTATTTTGTTTGGCTGTTTAATCATCAATAACTGTTTTATCGGACAATCACGCTATGGGGAATCAGGCCATCAATAAAGAAGCACCTTAAATTGCAGATTATTTCGATTTGAATCGGCTATTGAGTCATATCCGAATTTATCAGAACTAAACCCTTCGCAGCATTTTAATAGATCCGCAATAATACATTTGATTCAAACGGAAGGGATTATGTGTGAGAGCGCATCGGCGAAGGATTGCCACCCGCTTATGAGCTAAAGTGGCTTTTTACCCGTAGTTTTTTACCCGTAAAGAAGGCAAGGATTGAAACTGAAAGCGATATGTATGAAATGAATAAGTTACAGCAATTAACCACATTTTTACGGGAAAACCTACCAGAATTCATGTGTAAAACGGAATTTACCTGTGAAACGGGAGAAATCCGCTTTATTCAGGCTCAACGGGATTTAGGGTTGGGACAATACCAGATGTTTATCCAGAAATATAAAGCAGTGATTAAGTGGGAGAGTTTTCCACACAGGGAATATGATCCCCGATATATCTCACTGTTAATCAACGCCTGGCTGACAGAGCAAAATGATGAATTGAGGGATCGTAATCAGGGACAGGAATACCCAACTATGACTGTCAAAGTGAATGAAGAAACTGCTGTTATCGTGGTGTCGTTATCACTGTCAGAGCCTGTGATTATGCGTGAGGATAAAAACGGTATTGTCCCCTTTGATGGTAAGCGCTGGCTGCTGGCAACCCCTGAAATCTGGTTTGCTGAAAATGATGTTATTCATATTGTGGATGAGTCAGGAACGCCAGTTGGGTAAATCTGATAATGATTAATGGGTTGATTCAAGGAATTGCAAAACACATCTGCAACCTTGAACAAGGAAAACATAAATAAAGGAATAAATTATGTGGCCACATGTGCAGGTTAACCAAGTTAACCAACTGCAAGGCGAAACCAAGGAAATAGAGCGCGTATTGCTCTTTGTTGGGACGGGAAAAACCAACACAGGCAAAACGATCTCTGTAAATACTCAGACGGATTTTGATTCTGTATTGGGAACAACAGATACCGCTCTGAAACGTAATGTACTGGCGGCGATGGCAAACGCAGGACAAAACTGGTCTGGGTATGTCCATGTTTTGCCGGAATCGGCAGATGAACTGGCCTTTGTTGAGGTGGTGACAGCAGCACAGCGTGTTGCCAGTGTAGAAGGATATGTGCTGACAGTCGGTGCGACTAAAGCCATTATCAAGGCTGCGCAGACTTTGCGGGCAAATACCATTGCTAAGTTTGGGCGTTGGCAGTGGGCTATTTTGGCTGTTGAAGGAACACAGCCGAAAGAAACCTGGTCGGATTATGTTACTCGTCTGTCTGATCTGCAAAAAGGAGAAGCCGTTTCATCGATCCAATTAGTGCCGTCTCTGTGGGGCAATGAAGCGGGGGTATTAGCGGGCCGTTTGTGTAATCGTGCCGTCACGGTGGCAGACAGCCCGGCACGAGTCCAGACAGGGCCATTGATGGATCTGGGAACAACAGATTTTCCGCTTGATGGGGCAGGGAAGCCGATTGATTTAGCAACACTACAAGCATTGGAAAAATTACGTTTCAGTGTGCCAATGTGGTATCCCGATTACGATGGTATGTATTGGTCAGATGGCCGCACATTGGATGTGGAAGGCGGAGATTACCAGAGTATCGAAAATCTGCGTGTTGTGGATAAGGTCGCGCGCCGTATTCGTTTGCAGGCTATCGCTAAAATTGCTGATCGCAGCCTGAACAGTACACCGGGCAGCATCGCAACGCATCAGGCGTATTTTGCCCGTACTTTACGTGAAATGTCTCGTAGTACAGAAATTAACGGTGTGACATTTCCGGGGGAAGTGAAATCACCTCAGGATGGTGACATTGTTATCACATGGCGCAATAAAAACACGGTAGAAATTTATATCACTATTCGCACTTACGAATGCCCGAAAGGGATCACGGCGAGTTTGTTGCTGGATTTGGGAGGGAATTAAATGAGCCAGCGTATTTCCGGCCAGTCGGTCGATTTTAATATGGATGGGGATCTGGTTCATGCGGAAAAGGTCAGTCTGTCCGTTACTGATAATACAGCCGCCGCCCAAACACAGGGCGTACCGGATGGTTATATCTCCGGTGATGTAACAGCAGAAGGGGAAATTGAGCTCAGCACTAAGTATTTGGATATCGTTACAGCCAAAGCACGTGCTGCGGGTTCGTGGCGGGGTATTCAGCCTGTTGATCTGATGTGGTACGCCAAAGCAGGTAATGAGGAAATGAAAGTTGAAGCTTACGGTTGCAAACTGATCGTGAGTGATATTCTGGATGTTGACCCTAAAGGCGGCAGTGTGATGACACATAAAATTAAATTTGTTGTCACATCACCTGATTTTGTCCGTATTAATGGTATTCCCTATCTGGAAGCAGAATTGACCCGTAATCTGATAGGCTAAAAATAAATATTCATGGAAGGACATGAAAAGATCTTTATTACATTCGTGTAATAGGGCTAATCATGACATCAGGGACGATGTTTATCAAAAAATTAATTGTGTTAATGGATAAAATAAAGGAATTAAATCATGACCAAAGAAAATAAAATTATTACTTTACTGGTTGGCGGAAATGAAATTAAATTTGAGCCAAATATTGTCGCTTACAATAACATGATTAATGATATGACAATGGACAATAAAATTGTGCCGATTGTTACTTATTTGCGTCGTATTGTTCAGTCTGCTTCTAAACCTGCTCTTGATGAACTGTTACAAATTCCGGGTGCAGCAATGCAGTTGGTTGAAAAAATCAATTCTGAATATGCACCTAAACTGGAAATTGAAATAAAAAACTAAATGCACGGGTTAAGGCTATCGACAATAGCTTATTCGAGCAAGCCTTAACTTTGCGTCGTCATTATTTACCAAATGAAAATGATGATACGGAAAATTTAGCCCGTGCAATTTGGTTAGATAATCGATATTGGGAATATACGCGTATTGCAACTGCAAATGGAATTGCATTGGCATTAAAAGGTGAGCCATGAGTCAGCTTGATTTTATATTAAATTTAATCAATAGGGTTACAGAACCACTTGATCGTATAAAAAATGCAGTCTCTGGCGTTGCTGAAGAATCACAAAAGGCATTTGGCAAAATTTCGGCGGGTGGGAAAACAATAGCTGACTCGTTCTGGTCAACGCATAGCTTCCTTGAGCCAGCCATTCAAATGGAGGATGCCCTGCAATCAGCCTCATTACAGGGAATTGATAGCAGCGTTATGGCAAAAATCGCCAAAGATTCTGTGACATTTAGCTCACAATATGGCAAATCAGCCATTGAGTTTGTGAAATCAGCGACGGAAATTAACAGGGCCATACCGGGACTGGAGCAAACGGAATTGCCCCAGATGACCAAAATTGCCAATATCACCGCCGTTGCTCTGAAAACCAGCTCAACGGATGCGGCGAACTATATGGGGAAAATGTTTGACCTGTTCTCAGATCATGCTGAGTCTGTGGGGCATCTTCAGTTTGCTGAAGAACTATCAGGCAAAGCTGTCTTTATGGCGCAGACATTTGGCACCAGTATGCCCGAAGTGACACAGCTGCTGGAAAATACCCGTAAAGCAGGGACAGATTTTGGTGTGGGGATAGATGAACAGTTGGCTGTATTGGGGCAGTTACAGGGTACGTTGGGAGGCGATGCCAGCCGCGCTTATGAGGCGTTTTTATCGGTTGCAACGGGTGGCGCGAAAAGTCTGGGACTGAGTTTTGTTAATGCTTCCGGCCAGATGCTTTCCATGCCGGAAATGCTGGAAAAACTACAGGCCAAATATGGCACAAGCATTGAAGGTAATCTGAAAGCTCAGGCTGAGATTGAAGCAGCATTTGGCGACTCTGCTGTGGTGGTCAAAGCACTTTTCAACGATGTTGATGTGTTAAACAAGAACATGGCTGCGCTAGGTGCAAATGATGGAATGGAGCGTACCCGTGAAATGGCGGCGCAGATGGCAGATCCGTGGCAGCGGTTACAGGCAATCTGGGAGAATCTTCATATTCTAATTGGTTCAGCATTGTTGCCGGTTATAAAACCTTTGGTTAATTGGCTCGCGGATACCAGTCAGATATTAGTTCGTTGGATGAAATTGTTCCCCAATATCGCTCGTTGGGTTGGATATATCACGCTTGCGATTATGAACTTTGCCGTTGTGGGGGCAGTAGCTAATATCGTGATGGGAGTTTCTAAATTTATCCTGATTGGCCTGAGAGGGATCATGGCAGGTTTTACCATGATCACGAAATTGGGCACTGTGGCAGTATGGCTTTATAACGCGGCTATCATAGCATTTAGTGTCGCTCTGAGAATATTACAGGGTACATTGCTGGTTATCCGTGGGGCAGCTATTTTGGCAGGGATGGCATTTAATTTTATGAGTTGGCCAGTATTATTGATTATCGCTGCTATCGCGTTGCTAGCTTATGGCATTTATAAGCTGATTCAGAATTGGGATGAAATCAAAGCAGCGATTATGGATACAGAGGCATTTAGTATATTGGTGTTTGTTGTGAAGTCGGTTGGAAATGCTTTTGGAGCATTCTTCGATTGGGTTATTGATGGCTGGAATAATCTGTGTAATTTATTCAGTAATTTTTCACTGTCCGATATGTTTTCTGGCCTTGGAGACATATTAAGTTTTATTCCCGGTTTCGAAATTGGATCTATTGGAGCCAAAGTAATTGGGGAAATGGTTAATGATCCAATGGAAAAAACAACGGCTTCCAATATGGGAGTAGGGAAAAATACTCAAAAGTTGATAACTCAGCCCAATAATATGTTGCAGGGACAATCCCAAACTATATCTCAGCAAATTATGCCTCAGACTGTGCAATCAGTTAATCCGTTGGAAAGTGAAGGCGTATTAACAGGCGGAAAAAAACTGGGCATTAATAGAAATGGCATGATGAGTGAAGTAGCGAATAATTCACAGACTATTAATGATAACAGCCGCCGCATTGAAAGTGTGACATTCAATGTTTCCAATGGCATGACGCCGGATCAATTTACGGAATGGGAACAAGTGGCCTATGGATGAGCTTAAATATGTTGATTTATTAATTAATGAGCGTGATTTCACGCTCAATTCAGGGAATGAACCGCATTTCTGTAATAACCGGGTCTCTATTGGACAGGATTGTGTTCACGCAATTATTGAAAGTGGTCTGGCAACAAATTTAATTGCTGAACGCAGTCCGACATTACGTGCAGATATTCAGACTCAGATGGTGATCCTAATCGAAAATGATGAGCGGATTATTCCGGGCACCGTCAGCATCAATGAAGAATTACCGACCAAATTATGGATCACGGCGGAAACCTACGATTTTGGCCGTATTAATGTGAGTGTGGGAAATGGACACTAAACCAACGATGGATTATGAAAAGGTACTGCGTGACAGCGGGATGCCGACCACGGAAACCGAAATCAGCCAGGCATTTGCGCAGGTTGTGGATGAAGCCGGGCTGGTGACCAACACCTCGCGCATGTCCCCGTTCTGGCGGCTGATTAGCACGATTGTCACGCGCCCGGTACTGTGGCTGAAAGAAGCATTAATCAACGTCACGCTGAAAAACATGTATCTGGCGACGGCATCGGGCACATGGCTGGATATGTTCGCGTGGGGCGTCAACCTGAAACGTAAACCTGCTTCTGCCGCACAGGGGGTGCTCCGGTTTTATAAAGCGGCGGGCGCATCGGCTGTCACCGTGCCCGCAGGAACGGTTATCCAGACCGAGCGCATTAATGGTGAAATCTATCGTGTCAGCACCACGGAAAGTGTGGTCATCGCGGAGGGTGTCAGCAGTGCGTTGTTGCCTGTAACTGCCGAGGCCGCAGGCGGCGCATTTAACCTTGCGCCCGGTTATTTTCGGCTGTTGCCTGTGGCGGTGTCCGGCATTGAGCGGGTACAAAATGAAGAAGGCTGGCTGTTAACGCCCGGCGCGGATGCGGAATCCGACGATGAATTACGCGACCGTTGCCGCAACCAGTATAACTTGGTTGGCAATTATCATACTGACGCTGTTTACCGGGGTATGATTGCCGCCGTGGCAGGATTAAGCATTGACCGTATTTTCTTTCTGCATGATGCACCCCGTGGGGCAGGCACCGCCAATGCGTATCTGTTGCTGGATTCGGGCGTAATCAGCCAGCCGTTTATTGACGCGGTGAACGATTACATCACTAATCAGGGGCATCACGGGCACGGGGATGATATGCAGTGCCTGCCAATGCCGGAAACGCAGCACGCATTGACCGTCACACTGTTTGTGGAAAATCTGGCGAATTACAGCCCGGAACAAATCACCCGCCTGAAAACCGATGTGGGGAACCTTGTTCGCTGCGCCTTTCGGGAAAACACCGATTATCCGGTGAAGAAAACATGGCCCTATTCGCGTTTTTCTTTTTCAAATCTGGGGCGGGAAATTCACCGTGAGTTCAGTGAGGTGGGATCACTGACCTTTTCACTGGGCGATATTCTCAGTGAACTGAGTGTGCCGCGTCTGCAAGCGCTCATCGTGGAGGTGAAAAATGGCTGAGTTCAGGGAACGTCTTGCCCGGCTGGCGTTGCCGTCATGGATGAACAAGGGCGAGCCTGCCAAATTACTGCACGCCGCGCGGGCATTCTGGTCACAGGTTTATGACTGGCTGACATGGCCACTGGCCCAACTGGATGCGGAAACCTGTACTGAGGCGCTGTTGTCAGTACTGGCCTGTCAGCGGGATATCCAGCGCTTTAACGGCGAACCGTTGCCGCTGTTTCGCAAGCGGGTGAAGTACGCCTTTATCAACGCCAGAGACGCAGGCAGCATCGCGGGATTTATTGCCATCTTTGAACGGCTGGGGGTGGGTTATGTGGAAATGCTGGAGCGCCAGCCCGACATTGACTGGGATGTGATTATCCTGCGCCTCAGCGACGGACAGATAGCCGCTAACCCGGATTTGCTGATGAATATCATCCGGCAATATGGCCGCACCTGCCGCCGCTATCGGTTTGAAGTGATCGCTAAAAATCAGTTACTGATGCGTGTGGGGAGCGTGGGCGCAGACTATTGCTGTTATCACGCGGCGATGCCAATCCAGCCGTTATTGTTAAGGGTCGGTCATATCGCGGGCGTTGCCGTCTGTGACAATGCCAGCCTCAAGGAAAATACCGCACCGAATGTCACTTACGGTGCTTCATTATAAGGAAATAGTATGTCTTCAGTGATTACTGTCGATTTTGAAAAATGGAAGGCCCAGCAGGTTGCTGCCGGAAATGCAGTGGTGCTGGATGAATTTGTCTTTGCCAATGTGCCGGATTTAGATCTGTCTCAGGCGATTAGCCGCAGTGAGCCACTGCCCGCAGCGCAATATATTGTCCATCGTCAGGCGGTGAATAAAACGGGGCTGGCCAGTGAGAACGCCGTGGCTTACAGCGTCACACTGGGCACGGAAGTGGGCAACTTTGATTTTAACTGGATTGGCCTGATAAATAAGACTTCCGGTGTGATTGGCATGATCACCCATGCGCCAACCCAGAAGAAAATCAAAACTGCCAATGGGTTGCAGGGCAACGTCTTAACCCGCTCGTTCTTGCTGGAATTTGCTGGCGCGGCTGTAGAGACCGCCATCACGACGACCGCGGAAACATGGCAGATTGATTTTACCGCACGTTTATCGGGCATGGATGAAATGCAGCGCCTGATAAATACCGACAGCTACGGTGAAGCAGCGTTTTTTGACGATGGTTTTGCCGTGGTGCGTCAGGGTGAAAAGTATCTGGTGAAAAAAGGGCTGGCTTATGTCGGAGGGTTGCGTGGGGTACTGGAGTTTGACCAGACCTTGAATTCTATGCGCAATACCCGTGTGTATGCCGATTTTAGCTATCAGGGCAATCTGGTGAGCCAGTGGAAAACCGTAGTGAAAATTACTGTTTCCAATGAGCTGAAAAATTATGTGGATGCGACAGGATATCCGCATTATGTGTTTGCGGTTGCGAGTATTGATGATAACGGGAATGTGATTGATTTGCGTCCTAAAGGTGCATTGAGTGATCGTGATATTGCTGACTTGCAAAAAACATTGGGCAAAGTTCAGCAAGACTATGCGACGAAATCAGAATTATCCAACGGCCTGAATGAGAAACAACACAAAGGCGATTATGCGACGAATCCGGCACTACAGGCTGTTAACGACAATGCAAATAATCGGTTGGCGATGCACCTGAATGGGGCAGACATTCCTGACAGGAATGCGTTTGTTAACAATCTTGGCTTATCTGACACTGTCGAGCGTGCACAAAATTCATTGGATAAGCGCACGGGAGGTAACATTAACGGTGCTATCAGTGCCCCGCAGGTGTTTTCAGAGTCTCTTTTTAGTCTGGGATATGGTGAACGCAATGGGATGCGTTCAGGGGCTGTTGATGATGCCAGTTTCGAAGGTAATAACCTTGAAATTCTATCTTGGTTTGGTATTGGCTTTAAAGCGTCGATTGATCAAAAAACGCGTATTTTTCTCAATACTCGTAGTGGTCTTATTGCAACGAAAGGAGACATTCGTGCAGAGAAGATGCTCTATGCCGGTGACGCGGTGTTAACGCCGTGGGGGGATATTTCAGGCAGTACGTGGGGAGGGTTTCTTAGTCACTGGATTGATAAGCATTATGCCAAAAAAAGTTCAGGAGTATTAGGTGATAATGGTTGGTTAAAAGACGAATCAACAGGGCTGATTATGCAGTGGGGGATAGAGTCTAGCAGTAACCGGAATTTTAATTTTCCACGTGCGTTTGACGAGAAATGTTTCGCGGTATTTGTCACCAACACTTCATCGCAAGGATGGCGTATAGATAATGCGTTCGGTTACCCAATCAGCCAGGCGGAATTTTTTGCAGCGACAAAAAATGACGAAGGTAAGGTAGGTAGCTTTTCAATTGCATGGTGGGCGATAGGGAAATAATGATGAGTTACAAGATGAAAGATAATAAAACGAAGTCAGCCAGCAGCGATTATTTTTATAGCGCCTCAATAAACGGTTTTTTCTATAGGCCTCCTGAATCACGAGGGGCTGGCGCTTATCCTGATGATTTGAAACCTGTCAGTGATGCGCTATACCGGGAGATATTTGCAGGACAGAAAAACGGTAAATTAATTGTGGCTGGCGTTGATGGTTTACCGATATTGAAGGAGATACCGCCGCCAACGCCTGAGGAATTGCAAGAAAAGGCCGAGTTCGAAAAACGGCGATTGTTAAAGAAAGCGGCAGAGAATATTGGCATATGTCAGGATGCACTTGATTTGGGCATTGCGACAGAGAAGGAGGAGTCCACATTAGCTAAATGGCGGCTTTACCGGGTGTTACTCAATCGGGTGGATTGTTCAACATCACCTGATATTGACTGGCCGGAGAAACCCGAATAATGCACTGGCAGTGTAAAATCCTGCAATTATCCCCGAATTTGTCGGGGATATCCGCCGCCATCGTGCCCGTACACCCGTTTCTCTACGGGGTCGGGCAGCAGGCCGACAGCGGCAGTTACTTAAGCCCGACGAACGCCATTCATTACCTGTCAAATAAACTCACGGGCGCAGGTAATCTGAATGCCCTTGTGTTGATGGTTTGTGCCAAAACCCACGATGAATTTATGCAGCATCTCACGCAATTTTCATCGGTGTTGCCATTGCCGGTCTTTTCGCAGGTCACACGCATGGCAAAAACCGCGGGCAGTCTGGCTACCACCAAAATGCAATTGCCGGGCAAACAGGGCGGCGGGCTGCCACAGCCGCAGCCCCTATCAACGGCAACCAGCCGTTTAGCGGCCAATGCCCGGTTGATTGCACAGGCCAAAGCACAGGCCAGCGCAGACAGCAGTTTGGCGGGGTTAAAATCCCAGTTAACAGGTTTTACCGCCGCCAGACAAAACGCCTTGCAGCAGGTCAGTGATGCCCTGAATGGAGCTCTGGGCAAAACGGCCAGCGTCTGGGTATTTACCGGAAAAGGCAATGGCACACTATTGGCGGAGAAAATGCGCAAAAATATCCCGGAGCCGGACGCCGTTTATACGCTGGCAACGTTGTTTGTCGGGAATGACCTCAGTTCATTAGAAAGGATGCTAAACCATGAGCCAGATTATCACCCTCGCCCTTGATGGCGAGGCCATTCCGTTAAAAAGCCTGACCGTCACGCCGTCCGTGATGTTTCAGGATCAAGATCAAAGCGGGCAGTCATCCAGTACCGCTGTCGCCGAACAGGGCATCAAGCCGAAAGAGCTGCGTATCACGGGGATTATCCCCTTTACCGAACAGAAAACCCTGTCGCGCTTGTTTGCGCTGGCAGAAGCGAAAGAGAACGGCAACCTGAAACGCTACCGGGTGGCTAATCTGACCGCGCAGGCCATTAACTTCCGTATTGGCACATTTACGGGCACGATTGATGCCAGCAAGGTGGACGGTAAGCAGGCATGGCAGGTCACTTTTACCTTGCGGGAGCACTTGTCTGTAGCGGAGAAACGTGATTCTCGCGCAGCCAGTAATATTCAGGTTAAGAAACAAACAAAACAGGGCGGAGGTGTAATCAAGGAAGAACCAGAAGAATTAAGCTGGTTTGAACGTTATGTATTGAAGCCGATTAATGATTGGATAGGACCAGCCAAATAATGACACCGATTAGCCGACTTTATCTCTCCGGCGATGAAATTCATTTGGTTGACGCCAATATCATGCTGGAGTTGTCATCTTGTGGCCGTGGTTTTATCACGGCTGAAACAACCACCGATTACACTGGAAAACTTGTCCGTCTGGATGTGGGTTACCCGGATTTAGTGCTACGTTGGTTTACGGGTTATGTGGAACGTTCGCAACCCGCACAGAATGGTTATCAACGCTTATTTGTGCGTGAACTGGTAGGCGTGTTTGATCATCAGTGGCCTTGTTCGTTTCAGCATCCGACTTTGCGGCAGATTACGGACTGGTTGCAGGAACACAGCGGGCTAACTTTCACCCTACCGGATGCGCCTTATACAGATAAACCTATTCCACACTACACTCACAATGGTACGGGTTACCAATTGCTGGCGAATCTGGGACTGGTCTTTGCTATTGAAGACTATATCTGGCATCAGTTACCGGATGGTTCGGTTTATCTGGGTAGTTGGGTGCATTCGATGTTTGCCGGAAAGTCTGTCGAGATCCCCAATGAATTCAGCCAGAATCAGTCGGCGGGTAATACCATGACCATTCCGATGATCCAATCCCTGCGACCGGGTTTTGTAGTTAATCAGCAACGGCTGAGTAAGGTCAATCTGAATAATGAAAATATGACCATCACATGGTTACCCAAAGGCCGGCAGGAAAGCAAAACTCCCGCCCAGCGCCAGATTGATGCCGCCTACCCGGAATTATCAGCCGGGCTGCATTTACCGAAATTTGCCCGTATTGAGGCGCACACCGAAAGTACGGCCAGCGGCGATATCTCCGACCCGTTCCGCCCGCGCTATGCGGTTGATGTGCAATTGCTGGATAATAACGGCAAGGATGCCGCCGCCCCGGTTTATCGTGCTGTGCCGCTGCCTTTGCCGATGGCAGGCGGTGAATCGGGTATGTTTCAATATCCGCCCCTCGGCACGATAGTTGAAATTGCTTTCGAAGGAGGCCGACCAGATAAGCCGTTTATTCGCCAGACCTTAAGTCAGGGCAACACGCTGCCCGATATCAAGCCCGGTGAACAGTTGCAGCAGCAGAGGGCGGAAGTCTCACAGCGCGTGACGCAGGAAGGAAGCTGGATACGTCAGACCGACCAGACTATTAATGAATCGTCCATGCACCGTGAAGTCAGGGCCGACACAGAAACCCGCACCGTGGTAGCACGGGAAACCACGGTCCAGGCCACCGATAAAACAACGGTGTTAGGCACATCGACCCTACTGGCGGGTGCGATTCAGCAAGTGGCTGATGGTGATTACAGTCTGGCGGCCTCCTCAAATTACCTCGCCTGTGTGGGAAAAGATGCCAATATCGACGTGGGGCAAAAGCTGATAGAAAAAATCGGCCTGCTTCGCCAAAGCATCGCCGGAGTTAAGCAAGAGATAGTTGCGCCCGTGGTTTGGGTCGGCAGCCAGCAAATCAATGTTATGACACTGATGTTAGACACGCTGGATGTGGTCAAGGAACTGGCTGAACTGACCGCTGCCCATACCCATCACAATACCGGCACCCCGGAGAACGCTAGTGCAATACGCAACACGGCGCATAAATCTGATGGGCTGAAACAGAAGTATTCGCCGGTGATTGGCTAAAATGGTGTTATTCTTTTTTATAGAGATTCCAATCGTTTTTATTCTTAACTGAAAACCACCTCCTGTGGAGGTGGTCAGCAACAAGTTTTGGCTCTGCCTTATTGGTTTTTAGGTTTTACAGTAGCAGAAGTGGCAGGGACTTGTTTTTAGGGATTTTAGTACGCCCCTCTGGGGTGAAATTGGCTTTATTGGATATAAGTCCCGCTTGAAATTTGGACTTGTGACAGCCAAAAACAATTTCTATCTCGAAGGGCGACTCGAAAGATGAAAGGTTATAATGTTACTGATATAATTTAATGTTTTTATTCATGACTCATCGAGCCAACGCAGCGCAGTCTCAGCAAGACTAAGCCTTTTTTCTTCAATAGAGTTACTGTAGGTACGTTCCTTTTCGTTAATCGTACGGGTCACTTCATGGCGCTTATATCTGTCTATCAATGTCTCTCTTCCTCCTGGCTGTTTATTTGCTTTCATATCCTTATTTATTTCAACAGAATGACTTTTGAAGTAATCATTATAAGTATTCATTAGGCTCATTGACTGTGCATGTTTAAAAAAATCAATAGGTAATAATTTTATTGCTTGATCGAAAAATACAACCCGAGCCGTCTTTAATGAATCATCACCCAGTTCTGGAGCATAAGGTGCATGATTTTCTCTAATAAATTCTACTTTATCATTAAAAATATCTTGATGAAGCTTTACAAAGTGATCACTATATTTATGCATCTTTTTCAAAAAATGAAGTGAAAAAAGTAAGCAATCCGCATCACTATTTTGTATTTGGTTATAAATATAAAGAGTTTTTATGTTAGAAACATCCTTAAGTCTGAAATTTAATATGAAAAAAATAAACTGATTTTTTCCGCGGCTTGAATCAACAAAAATGATAGAAATATTATCATTCATATCTTTAAAAACATTAGCTGCGGCAAAATGCACCCCACCATTATCAGAGTTAATCACAAACCTCTTGTGTTCATTACTCTTTAAATTGTTTAATTCATTTATAGAGTTAGCAAACTCACGTGCAGTTATAATAGTAGGGTGAGCATTCATATCAGAATATTTTGCATTTAAATTCTTTAGTATTATTTTACAGTTTAACATATCCATCCGCATATCACTGAATTGAATGTTATTTTGTTTATTTGATTGGATTTTAGCTATATATCGGTTTAATGAGTCTTTATCAGGCATTTTTAATACTCCAATGGTTATCTGAAAAAATCATAATTAGTTGATTTAGATTCTTAAAAAGATATCCCAAAAACCATCTCTCGTTCTGCTTTTTCGGGAATTTGCCTTTATCCTGAGTAACACAGGTAATTATGATAGTGTTACCCTTGTCAAAAATTACATTTATTGTATTTTACCCAACTTCGCGCTCAAAGAAAGTACTTAGTGATTTTTCAAGGGGCATTGATAGAAAATAAAATCTCTTATCTGAGGAAATATAATCATTATTCAGGAAACTTACGCTTTTCATCTAATTCACTGGGTTCGTTTAATTTTTTCACTTCCTGTATTGTGGTATTTTTTATTACTGAATAAGAGAAATAAATCACGATCAATTTGAACAGATTCCCCTGCATATATAGATACAACGTAACCAATTGAATTTAAATTATAATCACTCTTAATTAGCTGTATTTCCACACCCTCTCGTAATATGTCGTTTTTGTCGGCATGATTCATCTGGTCAGAATGTTTTTTTGCGCTTGCTCTGCCAATTCTTCAGTTTCAAAGATGCCGAGAATAAAAAAAGCTTTGATAACCGGATATATTTAAAATTAAAAAATAATAATTAACGCTGTTCATTGTAAATTCACCTTAATACTGTTTATTTAAACGGATTAGCATAACCAGTAATAATTCTAAATGGAATTCCTTTCGAAAAACGTTCACTCACCCGAAAATGGAAGAAGTCAGCATCAGGCTGTTTCCTATCTACGCTTATCCCAAGACAATCCAAGAAATTATCGATTTTAGCGATGTAGATATCTTGGGCTGACTGACCTCTGAGATTGCAGACACCTTTGTCGATACCGAAGAAACGGATCTCGTCAGCGGTGACGGCAGTAAAAAAGCCAAAGATTTTCAGTCTTATCCCTGCGATACCTGTTGTGCTTTAATAAATTCGGACACTTTGGTAAAGGAATAGCATGACGTTAACTAAGGTGTCTTTATGAAACGAAAATCACCCCAAAAATTTACCGATGACTTTAAAAAAGAAGCCGTTAATTTGGTTGTTGAACAGCACCATACGGTCCCACAGGCGGCTGAAGCGTTAGGTATTCCAACAAAACTCCTGTATACGTGGCGGAAACAGGCTGTTGAGCAAGCTAAACCCAACGCGTTAACGCCAGATGAACGACAGGAGTTATTGCAGCTGCGTAAAGAAAACAAGCAACTGAAAATGGAGAAGGAGATCTTAAAAAAGGCGAGCGCCTTCTTTGCGAGAGAACGGCTGTAAGGTGTTGGTTCAGCAACGACGCTCTTTAAAGCAAGCCGGGAAAGCCTGGGGTATCGGATGTTGGCGAAAAAATTACGCAAAGAAGGCTTCACTATCAGTGACTATCGGACCCGGAATTTAATGAAGCAGCTTGGATTATCCGTCAGACAGCGTAAACGCTATCGGGCACCGCGCAAAGGTAAAGCCCTGTCAACGGCCTGTAACCTGCTCAACCGGAATTTTAATCCGCTTGCGCCGAATGAAGTGTGGGCCGGAGATATTACGTATTTGAAAACGCCTGAAGGTTGGCTCTATCTGGCGATAGTGATGGATTTATATTCTCGCCGGATAGTGGGCTGGCAGATGTCGACGGAGATAGACACGACACTGGTTAGTCAAGCCTTGACGAAAGCATATTACTTACGGCAACCGTCAAAAGGCGGCGTGTTTCACAGTGACAGAGGGAGCCAATATATGAGCCAGCAATACTGGGATCTACTCAGCCGCTACGATATGAGAGCAAGTCAGGGGGATGTGGGTGCCTGCTGGGATAATGCTGTTGTTGAGCGTTTCTTTGGCAGCTTAAAACATGATTGGCTCTTCAAAAACTCGCATGAAAATCCGGCAGAGATGAAACAAGATGTCCTGGATTATCTGCATTATTACAATTTAACTCGATTACACACGGCCAATAATTATTTAACACCCGTGGAATATGAAATAGCCTTCGAGAAAGTGTCCGATTTTTCTTGAGCAGAACACACCCCGGAGAACGCCAGTGCAATACGCAACACGGCACATAAATCTGATGGGCTGAAACAGAAATATTCGCCGGTGATTGGCTAAATTAAGACTTGATTTATTGACCTTGCTTCGGCGGGGTTTATTTTTATCTGGCCTGATGAGAGTAAACAAAAAAGTTGACCGTGTAAGCATAAATGTTTACTACAATATCATGTTCAACAGAAAGGAGGAGTGGTGAAGCAAAGCGAGTTTAGACGGTGGTTAGAAGCTCAAGGCGTCGAAGTTTCAAACGGTACAAACCATCTGAAACTGAAATATAAGGGGGAGACGAAGCATTATGCCGAGACACCCCAGCCAAGAGATAAAAGAACCACTGAGAAAAGCAATTCTTAAGCAATTAGGATTGTGATAAAAACCAGCCTCGTAAGGGGCTGGTTCTCGCCATAGGTCACCATTAGACACGATGCGATATCCAGTAACACTAGAGCCAGTGGAAGAAGGTGGTTATTTCGTCTCGTTCCCGGATATCCCCGAAGCCTTGACTCAAGGGGATACACGGGAGGAAGCGCTAGAGATGGCACTTGATGCGCTAATAACGTCTTTTGAATTTTACTTCGAAGATAACGAGAAAATCCCGCTTCCCAGTCCGATAGGACAAGATGATGATTATGTCGATGTGCCCTTAAGCATAGCCTCTAAGGTGCTTATGCTTAATGCGTTTATTGATTCTAAATTAACGCAAACTGAACTCGCCAGCCGTATGGGTGTGAAGAAACAGGAAGTCACGCGCATCTTTGATTTACGGCATTCAACTAAGATAGATACAGTTGGTAAGGCCGCAGCGGTTATCGGGCATCAGTTAACTTTGTCAATGCAATAAAGTATCACCCTCACTTGAAAGGCTGCGCGAAAAACGTGGCCTTTTTCATATCCCATAGAACGTAATCAGACGCACATAGCACGATTTTAAACCTCGTAGCGGTGAATTTGGATCACGTCTCTGCGTTGCGCTTGCATTGCACTATCCCCACGAAATAAACGTAAACCTGAGGTAAAACGCACTACTCCGCACCCGCCTGCACGTTTTGGATCAAAAAATTATTTCAGTTTTAAAATCCTACAAGGCAAATACTTCCTATCTATTTATACTTATTGTTAATTTTCAATAAATTATAAAATTTACAACTACTGTATAAATAACCAGAAATAACCTAGAATACTTGCCTACGGTATCCTATAGGTATCCTAGAGCCTGAAAACGACTCACAGGATACCCTAATCGCTTGATAACAATAGAAAAGTGAAATACTCACTTTTTAGTATAGAGAGGGGAGATGTGGAAACTTTCAAATTTACGAAAGCTAAACTAGAGAGCTTACCACCCGCAGAGCGTGGGCAAATTGAATATGGGGATACATTAGTAAATGGACTACGTATTCGTATCGGTACGAGCGGAGTTAAGAGCTTTTGTATTTCCAGAAAGAGGAACGGAAAGTTTATCCGCGCTACATTAGGTCGGTTTCCTGATCTTTCCATTGATAACGCAAGGGCAAAGGGGCTTGAGGTTCTTGGTGAGGTAGCGACCACAGGCCAGAACCCAAACATAACTAAGCGTATCCATGAAAAAGCAACCGTGACGTTATCGGATGCCTTAGACACCTATATCTCTAACAGAGGGCACAGATTAAAGCTCGCTACTGCTAATCAGTACCGTTCCATATTAAAGAATTTTTCCGGTGATTGGATGATACAGCCGCTTGCATCAATAACGAGGGAACGTGTCGAACTCAGGCATAAAGCGATTACTGATGGTACTGTTTGGTTTGGGGCTGATAAAGCAACATTACGCGCAGGTGTGGGTAGTGGCAGTAAAGCACAGGCCGATTTATGGGCTAGGTCATTAAGGGCTATTTATCGTTTTGCGCATGACTATTACCGAGATGAAGAAGAAAGGGTTTTACTTCCTGATCCACCTACCGCAGTGTTGAGCACAACGCGTAAATGGCATGGCACAGTAAGAAAAACGGAGCGTATTCGAACACATGAACTTGTACGCTGGTTAGGTGCGGTAGCTGCTGTTCGGGAGAAAGCCGAAAATGAAAGGGATGATGTCGCAGTTGCTGCATGTGATGCGGTTGAAATGGCTATGTTTACTGGATTACGTAAGTCAGAGATTTTTAACCTTACTTGGGATCGTGTGAATATGGGAGGCCGTTATTTCTGGATAGAAACAACCAAAAACGGCGATCCACTCGAACTTCCCATTACAGATACCTTAAGGAACTTGTTTCGTCGACGTTTAGTAATGAAGCAAGGAGAACAGGATTTCGTTTTCCCAGGTTTGAGAGGTGTTATCAAAGAATGTCGCCATATTATTGAGCGCATCAGTACCGCTACTGTTCCTGAACCAAATTTGGATATGCTCCAGCCGATACCCTTCAAATGGCACGATGCCCGTCGCACATTCGGTACAATCGCTGAATTAGTGGGAGTCGGTAACTATATTCTGAAACGCCTGATGAATCACAGAACATTGCGCAGTGCCGATGTTACTCAGGGGTATTTACATTTTGGTGCTGATGAATTGCAGGAGCCAGCTAAAAGAATAGAACAAGCCATACTGGAACATGCAGGCTTGGTAGAAAATACAAAGGCATTAGATCAAAGAATTATTTCTATGCTGTCTGGAATGAAAGATGAGGATAAGAGAAGAATTCTTTTTCAATTATCAGAGCAGGAAGACTAAAAAACGGATTATGAAAGATGAAATTTAATACAACTTGATATTTGGTTTGTGTATCAATGCATAACTTTGTTATGACTGATTTTTATCCTTTCTGTATACGGTTTTATACAAGGTGATTTACTATTTTTGATGGTCATTTATAAATAATATATCACTACTGATAATCAATAATACATGGTGGTAAAAGTGAGCATACATCCTTCCGCAACAATCTTAGAAAAATTTACCAGAGCAGAAGCAGCAATTTATCTTGGTGTTACCTCACAAACGCTTGCTAATTGGGCATGTACAGGAAAAGAAAAAATTCCATATCATAAATAGGCCGTAAAGTTATTTATTTAAAATCAGATCTTGATGGCTATTTGGCATCTGCTCGCCGCGTACAGACAGCTTAAAAAATAATGTCTTTTCTATCCGCAAGGCTTTGGAACAAGATCTTTGTGAATGGTTATTGAATAATTTTATTTATTAGGTATGTGTCTATTAATAATAGAAAATATCAATAACCTATTTTCCTGAAAATAGTTGTTACTAAAGAAAATCATGAAAAATAAAAAAACGGATAATAGCCGTTGCGGATATCCCTATGCCAGAAATCGGAAAAGCAATATTTTAATTATCGGTATAACAGTTCACTTGACCCAAAAAGAAAGGGATAGCATGAATAATGCTACCCTTAATCAGCTATCTTCAATAGTGGGAGTAGAACACAGGGATTATTATCGATTAGTTGGTTATTGCTCAGATGATGCTTTGGCTCTGCGTTGGCGGCGTTTGATTTCACCTTGTAGAGCGGTGACAATAAACTGTGCTGTGCTTTCACCTTCTTCTTTCAATACTTCTATAGCTTCGACAACCTCATGTGGTGCTCTAGCTTGTATCTTTTGTGATTTTTTATTTATGTGGTCTCTTGTCATATATGGGTTCTCATGTCTTATATGGAATCCAGTTGGTGCTTATACTGGCATCCAGTTGAATGTTGTAGCATTCAAAATAACAAAGCCCAACAGTGTTGTAGCACTAGTTGGGCTTCTAACCACAACATTATCGGAGCTAATGCTATGGCTGGCACACAGTCTAACCAAACTCGCCCTAAATTTACATGCCTAATTCATCCCCAGCGCCTTATCATCATTCTGGCGGGTATCTCCTTCCTGAGATCCGTTTCCCGTCAGGAGGTGCGCTGTGGGTAAAAAAACTCTTTCATTAAAACAGCAGAGTATCGCACGCAGCTAGCAGCCTCTGTTTTCACGTTTATTCTCGAAAAGTCACAGGAAGAATGCACCATTGAACTCAATAACTTGATTTTGTTGGCGCGTGATATCAATCAGGAAATACAGCAAGCATTGTTGAAACATACACCACAGCCCTTGTTGATGACATTGTTAGGTTATGTAGTGAACAGACATCAGAACGCGATACCGTTAGATCAGGCCATGTATCGGGCAGGGTTAGCTATATCGTTATTTGAGGTCATTCTTGACAAAATTGGCAGGGATTACTCCGAAGAACTGCGTGATCTGCTGGCGCTGGCCTGTGATTTTAACCAAGACGTCTATTACGCACTGTGTGCGGCTGTCTATGGAGGGGAATAAATTATGAGTCAACGTTCCTCACAGCCTAAAAACCCTACAGAAATCCGCCCGATAGACGTTATTCGAACCGTGAAACAATCCGCCATGAATCACTGGCAAAGCTTGTTGCCAGCCTGTGGCGTGGATGTTCCGCCAAAGGGGAAGCATGGCGCTTGCCCGATATGCGGTGGCACTGACCGTTTTCACTTTATAGATGATAACCATCATGGCGACTGGCATTGTCGCCAGTGCGATCAGCCCAATCACGGGGATGGTCTGGATTTAGTGGCAAGAGCTAAAGGTATCACTATTCTGACCGCCGCTAAGCAGGTTGCTGATGTATTGGCAATGCCATTCCCTGAAACTAAACCAGTTAAAGAGCAGCCCCGAACAGTGAAACCCATTGCAGAACGAATCGCGGAGCTGGTGGCAAAATCGATAAGGGGAGAATCTCCGTATTTGGCGAAAAAGGGGCTGCAATGCCCCAATCAGCGGCTATTACAGAATTCTCTATTGCTGGTAACTCAGACACTGGACGGCACTATCACGGGCGCTCAGACTATCAAGCCAAACGGCGAAAAACGCCTTGTTTCCGGTACACAGAAGAAAGGGAGCGTTATTCCGGTATCTGAAATTACTGGAATGCCTGACACGATCATCATTACCGAAGGTTACGCGACAGCGCTGACTGTCAACCAGTTACATAATGATGGCGCGGTACTGGCTGCCATTGATGAAAGCAATTTACTGAGTGTTGCCGAATTGGTCAGAAAGCAATGGCCTGAATCGAAAATCATTATTGCGGCTGATAATGACTGGCACGAGCCAGAAGAACGGGACAAAAACGGCAAGCTCAAAAAGAACGTCGGGAAAATTGCCGCTGAGAAAGCTGCCAAAACTGTAGACGGCTGGGTAACACTGCCACCGACAGAGCATAAGGCTGACTGGGACGACTACCGACAACAGCACGGCACAGAGGCAGCAAAACAGGCATTCAGTAACGGGTTATATCAGGTCAGGGAGAAAGCGCCAGTGAACGCAGAAGCACCGGAGAACTACGAAACGAAGCCCAAAAAGGCCAATAACAATCTGGCACAGATGGCAGCCAGTCAACGCGGGGCATTATTGGTTGAGCATTACCAAAAAATCGTGGTACATGCTGAAAGCGAAGCGGTTTATCACTATAACGGTACGACATGGGAAACTGTGTCAGATAACGAGCTGCGTCGCGCAATGGTGGCAATCTTCGACCAGCATGGAACCCCTTATAGCCCGAATGGTATTAATAATGCTATCTGTGCCATGAAATTACAAATTCCAGTCATTGGCGAACAACGGCAGGATTTAATCGGGTTTCGTAATGATGTGTATAATTTATCGACACAACAATTTACCCCACACCAGCCGGAACACTGGTTAATGAACCATAACGGCATTGAGTTTACCCAGCCTGCTATCGGTGAAAACTTGCCGGATCATGCCCCTGACTTTTATCGCTGGTTGTCTCATGCGGCAGGGCAGAATGAAAATAAGATGAATCGTATCAAAGCTGCCCTGTTTATGATCCTGGCAAACCGTTATGATTGGCAGCTCTTTATTGAAGTCACCGGCGAAGGCGGCAGCGGTAAAAGCGTATTTACATATATCGCCACCTTACTGGCGGGAGAGCACAATACCGCCAGTGGCAATATGAGAGCGCTGGATGAAGCCAGAGGCCGTTATCAGTTTGTTGGCAAGAGCTTAATTACGCTGCCCGATCAGGTTAAATATGTCGGTGAAGGGGCAGGCATTAAGGCCATTACCGGCGGCGACCTGATTGAAGTTGACGGGAAATACGAGAAACAGTTTTCTACCATCATCAAAGCCGTGGTATTAGCCACCAATAACGAACCCATGAGCTTTACCGAACGTAACGGCGGCATTGCACGGCGGCGAGTGATATTTCCGTTTAATATTCCGGTCAAAGAATCCGAGAAAGACCCACAGTTACCGGAGAAAATCAGTCGTGAACTGCCAGTGTTTATCCGTCATTTATTAACAGAATTTGCCGACCAGAATAAGGCTAAAAAACTGCTACAGGCGCAACGCGACTCGAACGAAGCATTAACGGTAAAGAGTCATTCCGATCCGTTGTATCGTTTTTGTGGTTATCTGGTGTCAGTCAATGATGTGAGCGGAATGAAGATGGGGAATAAGAATATCAGCCCACGCGCACCAAGATTGTACTTGTATCACGCCTATCTCTCTTTTATGGAAGCGCATGGCTTTGAACGTCCGCTGACACTGACGAAGTTTGGTGAATCCATTCCCAAGATTATGCTGGAGTACCGAAAAGAGTATCGAAAAGTGCGTACCAAGAAAGGCTATTCCTATAACGTGGAATTATCGGAAGAGGCCGAAGAATGGCTACCATCAGTGCCTGAGTGTCGAGATTTTAAATCGCCTGTATAAAACTTTTGGCTTTAAGTCTGCACTCCATACACCAATTCAAATATCTAACTGTATTTAAAAGAAAATAATCGATGTATAGTTATTTTTTAGCTATACATCAACTCTACATTTTCTTCATTAATCTAAAAAATGGGTGAACAGATGATACAGTCAGTGAATATCATATTAATTGCATCAGACCCATATGTAGCAAGGCGTTCAGGGTATTGTGCAGAGGGTGCATAACTGAGAGGGTGAAAAAGATTTTTAGGGGGCTTATGGCTGGTAAACAAAATCAGAAGCAAATACCGTGCACAATCTGGTTTTTATTTTTTGGTACTACCTCAAATTAAAATGATGTAATCATCTGATTTTATTTAAGAATGGAAGTTAATCACAATTTCATTGATGGATTTTCATTCACACTGGTATAGATAAATAATTCTGTTATATCCTGTTTCATTACGCATTCATCAGGAGTGCTGTCACAGGAGACAAGAATGTCACACATCATTTACTTGTCGTTAAAGGGCAAGAAGCAGGGTTTAATTTCAGCAGGTTGTTCAACGCCTGAATCAATTGGAAATCGGTATCAGAAAGGACGTGAAGATCAAATACAGGTATTGAGCCTGAATCATTCGATGAGCCGTGACCAGAATGTTAATCATCAACCCGTCAGTTTTGTGAAACCCATTGATAAATCCTCTCCCCTGTTAGCGATGGCAATAGACGGAAACGAATTGCTGGATGCCAGTTTTGTGCATTACAGGACAAGCCAGATGGGACAACTGGAATTCTTTTATGAAATCAAGCTGACCAGTGCCACGATTGTGGATATTTCCTATAATTATCCGCATTCAATCAATGATAATGGTGCGATAGCCCATGAAGTGGTGATGCTCGATTATAAGTCCATTTCATGCAACCACATCGCCGCAGGGACTTCGGGCTACAGCATTACGCAATTAGCCGGACGTGAAGAAGGCAGGCCGCTTTTATCTGGGGTCTCGAATGTTAAGCCACTTAAGAAGCCGCTGGTTGAAGAAACTCCGGTAAAACCCGCTAAACATCATGCCCGTTATCGTTGTGTGGATGATGACGGCAATCTTTTAACCGAACGCAAGTATCGGGTTTGCCTGCCGGATGGTCAGATAAAAGAAGGAAAGACTGATAAACAAGGTTACACCCAATGGCATCTTACGGATGACAAAAATAAACTTGAATTTCATATTTTAAAGGATTAATGCCATGCCAACCTATACCGTTCAGACAAAAATAGAATCCAACGTACCTGTTGAAAACCTGCTTTATGACTTAACCATTTATCGTCAGGATGCAAAAGGACATTTCCATATCTTGCTTGATGTTTTTCAGGAGAAACTACAGAGTAATTATGAAACACAACAGCATATCACGCAGGAAACAGACGACGATCTTTCTGTGATTTATATCATGCAAATGATGCTTCACCGCAAACATGGCTCAAATATATTTCCGGCACTGCAAACCCATTTTAAGAAAATGTATACCCTCGGTGAATTAACTTCCGGTAAAGCCTGTTCGGAGAAAAAAAGGGAAAATGCCTGTTATTTTGAAAGTACGATTGAAACAAAACCTGTCAGCGACGGGGATAATACCGTTGAATTAAAAATCACTATTCCTGAACGACCTTTTATTGCGAAAGAATATCCCATTGGTCATGAAAAAGATCCGTTCGAGAAAAGTAAAATTGAATCGGAAATTCAAAGTGCACTTTCTAAAAGAACCTATCCAAATCAAGGTGGTGCGAGTTTATGTGGCCCTGCCGCTTTTTTTTATTGCCTGCAAATAGACAGGCCTGATATTTATGAACAGGCTGCCCGCGAATTATGGAAATATGGCAAAACTAAAATTGGTCAACTGGAAATTAAACCGGGAGAGGGTTGCCGACATCCTAATGGCACTTTTTATAATCAGTATGGAGCAAGAATATCAGGATTAGATTGGTTGACATTAGCCAGCTTAAGAGACTCAGAGAATATGATTATGAGTTACGATGAGGTTGATGATCGCGTGGCTGGTATTACAATGTGGGGTAAATTATCAGAATGGTTTGAAAAAGCAGGCTATGAAAAAGTTTTTGACAATATAAGTCTTTCCCATAGTAATATTACCGACATAATGACTTTAAACGACTATATGAAAAAAGGATATAGAGTTGTGAGTTTAATATCTGCTGGAATGCTAAAATCTTATCCAGGGGAGACTTCAGCTAAAAACCATTGGATTGTCTGGGAGGGGGAAGTATGTAATTCCATAGGATTATCAATAAATTCTAGCAATAGAATAAATAATGATACTATTGTTAACTTGAATTTATTTTCATGGGGTGATGTTGATGAGCAAATTAGAAGTAATAAAAGTTTAAGCTATTTTTTAAAACACACATTTGGAGGGTTGGTTTTTAAACCAATCAAATAAATCATGAGATACATTATTCTTTCTATTTTTTTTATTACTGCATGTTCGTCACCTAAAGTAAATTTCATACCAGAAAGTAGTGAGTTACCAAACGCTCTTATAAATAAGGATTATGAAACCATTATATCGATATATGGTGAAACATCAGAACACAATGAGTTTTTAAGCAAGAGAAACTTATTTGTAAATATAACTCCGCCGGATTCTGGTATCATTTATGAACCAACAAAATTATCGTATTTAAGGGCTGGTGAAGAAAAAGTTAGAGATAATTACAATAAATTAATTATTAAAGGAAAACCTATTATATTAGGTGATGTAAAAATTAACATATCAGGATTTACTTATGGAACAATGTACACTAGTGGATCTGAGTTTAATAAAACCTACACCATAAAAGTAAAAGAATAATTGTCATTATAATGGCGATTTATATCGCCATTTTTGTATGCTTGCTCAACATGACGAGAACTCTTCCTTATTATTTTTCATGATGTTAAAAATAAAATCCATTATAAAATGAAATCTTGTACATATAGACATCATGAAAAAATTACTCGAACTACGTCAACAAAAATCCGATTTAATCCATCAAATGCGTTCGCTTCTCACCAACGCTGAAAACGAAAAGCGCTCACTCAATGCTGATGAAGCCAAACAGTTCGACGAACTGCGCAGCCAGTCCGACACGCTGAATACTGAAATTGCCCGTTATGAAGCCTTGGCTGATGAAGAACGCAGTCAGGCAAAAAAACAGCCGACTAGCAAAAAACTCAGTAATGATGAACTGCGCCACTATGTTCTGACGGGTGAAACTCGTTCCCTATCTACGGGAGTCCCGTCTGAGGGCGGCTATACCGTTATCCCTGAGCTGAACAAACAAATCATGCAACAACTGACGGATGAGTCAGTCATGCGCCGGATTTGTACGGTGAAAACCACACGCAGCAATGAATATAAACAGCTTGTTTCGGTCGGTGGCGCAACCGTGGCACACGGGGAAGAAGGCAAGGCGCGCAGTGAAACAACAACGCCGAAAATGGAAGAAGTCTGCATTAAGTTGTTCCCCATCTACGCTTACCCTAAAACCACCCAAGAGATTATCGATTTTAGCGATGTCGATATCTTAGGCTGGCTGGCTTCCGAAATTGCCGACACATTTGTTGATACCGAAGAAACAGATCTCGTGAGTGGTGACGGCAGTAAAAAAGCGAAAGGCTTCCTGTCTTATCCCCGTGATGTCAAAGCCGACAAGATTCGTGCATTTGGCTCATTGCAAAAATTGGAAGTTACCGCGCTGTCCGCCGATAGCCTGATTGACCTGAAATTCTTACTCAAAAACAAATACCGTAAAAATGCTGTCTGGGTGATGAACTCCGGCACAGCCGCTCAGGTGCAGAAGCTGAAAAACGGCAATGGCGATTATATCTGGCGGGAACGTTTACAGGCGGGTGATCCCGATATGTTGCTGGGCTTGCCTGTCCACTACCTCGAATTTATGCCAGAGGGTGTGATCGGTCTGGGTGACTTCAAACGCGGCTATTTCATTGTTGACCATGAAACCGGCATTCGTACCCGTCCTGACAATATCACCGAGCCGGGATTTTATAAGGTACATACGGATAAATATCTGGGGGGCGGGCTGGTGGATTCCAACGCAATTAAGGTACTGGAAGTGAACGCATCCAGCAACTAAGCAGAAGGGGTGTCGCGCCCCTTTCCAAGCCTTGGAGTCCATCAATGAAGAATGATTTTGAAATCCGCACCGCTTCACTGTTTGCCAGCAATAAGACGCTGACCGGTTATGTGATTAAATGGAACAGCCGATCACATGTGCTATGGGATGAGTTTATCGAACAGTTTCGTGCCGAATGCGTTTAACACCAGTTTAGCGGTGGGAGCCGATATCAGGGCATTGTACGAGCATGACCCGATGAACCTGTTAGGCCGTACCACGTCCGGCACGTTGCAGCTTGTCGAAGATGCCACCGGATTGCGCTTCGAACTAACTCCGCCAGATACGCAATTGGGGCACGATGTATTAACACTGGTTGAACGTGGGGATATACAAGGCATGTCCTTTGGTTTTCGTGCTATTAAAGATCAGTGGGATACCAGTCAAACACCCTATATCAGAACAGTATTGGAAGCCGAACTACGGGAAATCACGATCACCAGTTTACCCGCCTATCCTGAGAGTGGTGTGGAGATTGCCAAGCGTTCACTGAATGCCGCTAAACCCTGCTCTGTGGATTTGCGTCATTACTGGCTGCAACTGTCCGAGGTGTAATGATGTGGCCTTTTACACGCAAAGTCCCTGAGACCCGCAGCATAACGCTGGATGAATTTTTCTTTCTGGCAGGCATATCTAATACCAAATCGGGCGAGCATGTTTCCCCCTCCACGGCGGAAGGTTTACCCGCTGTGATGAACGCTGTCACGGTGATTAGTGAAACGGTGACCTCCATGCCTTGCTACCTCTATCGGGTTCAGCACCAGAACGGCAAAGAATCCCGCGAATGGTTGAGTGATCACCCTGTTGATTATCTGCTGAATGAGTGCCCGAATGATTGCCAGACTCCCTATCAATTCAAAAGAACTCTGATGCGTCATTGCCTGCTGAATGGCAATGCGTATGCGGTGATAATCTGGGGGAGGGATGGTCAGCCACAGTCATTACACCCTTACCCGCCGTCAGCAGTCGTACCACAACGATTATCCGATCATCGGTTCGCGTATACCATCACCGAGCCTTATAGCGGCAAGGTCAAAACCTATCTACAAGAAGAAGTGTTACATCTGCGCTATGCCACCGAAGATGGTTTTCTTGGGCGCTCGCCTGTCACCGTTTGCCGCGAAACACTGGGTTTGGGGCTGGCACAACAACGCCACGGTGCCAGCATCATGAAAGATGGCATGATGGCGGCGGGCGTGATTAAAGCCGCTGACTGGCTGGACGGGATAAAGGGAAGTAAGGCACTGGAAGCCCTCGAACGTTACAAGGGGGCGAGGAATGCAGGGAAAACGCCCATTCTTGAAGGTGGGATGGATTACCAGCAGTTAGGCATGAGTAACCAAGATGCCGAATGGCTGGCCTCCCGTCGTTTCACCATTGACGATATCGCCCGTATGTTCAATGTCAGCCCGCTCTTTCTGCAAGAATATTCAAACAGCACTTACAGTAATTTTAGCGAAGCCTCCCGCGCCTTTCTGACTATCACTATGCGTCCGTGGCTTGCCAATTTTGAGCAACAAATCAAAGCCGCCTTGCTGATGAATTCTCCAAAGCGGGGTATTCGTTATCAGGTCGAATTTGATACTGCCGATTTGTTGCGTGCCAGTCCGAAAGAACGTTTCCAGAGTTATGAAACTGCCATTAAATCCGGCGTCATGTCACCGAACGAAGCCCGCGAGCGCGAGGGTTTATCGCCCCGTGAAGGCGGTGATGAATTCAGTCAGGCATGGAAGCAAACCGTCGAAGTGAAAAAACCAGCGGAGAACAAGGCATGAGAGCAGGCAGATTGAGACACCGGATCACGCTTCAAAAAAACGAATCAAGCCGCTCGCCAATGGGTTCGGTGATTAACAAATGGGTGGATGTTGCCGACGTTTGGGCAGAAGTACAACCGATTAGCGGGCGCGAACTGGTCGCATCTGGTGCCGTGCTATCCGAAGCCACGGTGCGTATCTGGCTGCGCTACCGCGATGATATCACCACAACAAACCGCATTATCTATCAAGGTGCCAGCACCCACGGTAAGAGTTTTGCCATCGTTGCCGTTATCCCAGATCCGAAACACACTCGCTTAGAACTGCTTTGCAAGGGAGGCGTGAAATATGCTTGATATTGACATTCCTCTGAGTGAAATCAGGCAGCATTGCCGGATTGATGAAAGTGATACCCTTGATGATGCATTGCTTACCGCTTACGCCGAAGCCGCACTTGAAGTCTGTCAGCAACATATCGGCAAGCGGTTTGATAATGGTCTGAGCTTCACGCCAGCAATTAAAGTGGGCTGCCTGCTTTATATCGGACTGCTGTATGAAAATCGGGAAATGGCAACGGATATTGAGCTTAACGAAGTTCCGTTCACCATTAAATCACTGTGGTCTGTCTATCGTGATGTGGGCGTTTACTGATGCCGTGGCAACCGTTAAAACGCTGTAGTTATCCGACCTGCCGCGAGCGAGTGAAATCAGGCCGCTGTGAGCAACACCAACGGGAAGCCAGACGCCAGCAGGATAAGCAACGAGGTACTCGTACCCAACGCGGCTACAGTAATCAATGGGGACGCTATCGGTTGCACTACCTGAAAGCTAACCCGTTATGTGTGATTTGCCTGAAAACCAATACCTATACCCCAGCTACCATTGTGGATCACATTGTCCCGATACTGGGTGACAGTGATGTGCTGTTCTGGCCTGCATCGAACCATCAGGCATTATGCCAGACATGCCATAACCGTAAGACCGTACAGACAGACCCCATCACCAAAGCGAAGCGCAAGCAGGGTGCTTATCGAGATCAGGAAACCGAAGCGGCAAGGTATCGTGATTGGTTATCAAAAGAATAATAACGAAACGAAATAACGGGGTGGGGTATCAAAAATGACAAATGTCCCTTCTAGCGGAACCGCCCCCTCCTTCAATTTTTACGCACGGCAGTTTTTTTGAAAATAAAACAATAAGGACAAAAAATCATGGCAAGAGCGCCAAAACCGCCAACCTACCTTAATGATATCGCCGCCAGTCAATGGAAGGCCAAAGGTAAAATTTTAAGTGAGCGGGAAGACCTGAACGCCGCTGACTGGAACAATTTAGAACTGTATTGCGTGAACTATGCCATTTACCGAAAAGCGGTAGCAGACCTTGATATGCGGGGCTTTAGCATTGTTAACAGTCAGGGCAGCGAGAGCCGAAATCCATCATTGAGCGCTAAAGCCGATGCTGAAAAAATCATGATAAAAATGTCCTCATTGCTGGGTTTTGATCCGGTATCACGGCGTAAAAATCCGGTGGAAACCGAGGAAGAAGACGAGCTGGATCGCCTATGAACGCATGGGAACAGTACGCTTTTGCTATCGAAAACGGCACCATTCCGGCCTGTCAGCGGGTAAAACAGGCCGTGAAACGCTACTATAGCGACCTGAATAACCCGCTTTATCTGTTTGATTCGGCAGTAGTCGAACGTTTTATTGCTTTTTCTCGTGTCTGTCCGCATGTCAAAGGCCACCTGCGCGGTAAACCCATCATGCTTGAACCGTGGCAGCAGTTCGCTTTTGCTAATCTGTTTGGCTTTAAGGTGAAAGCGACCGGACGCCGAAAATATCGCAGTGCCTATATCCAGGTGCCGCGCAAAAATGCCAAATCCACCGTTGCCGCGATACTGGCTAACTGGTTTTTGGTGATGGAACAAGGCCAGCAGGATATCTACACCGTTGCCGTGAGCCGGGATCAGGCGCGGATTGTCTTTGATGATGCCCGCCAGATGTGCCTGTTATCCAAGCCCCTGAAAAAACGGGTCGCTATCCAGCAACATAAAGTTACCTACCCAAAGAGCAACAGCCTGTTAAAGCCACTGGCTGCCAAAGCCGCCACGATTGAGGGTACAAATCCTAGTCTGGCAATTGTCGATGAGTACCATTTACACCCCGATAACGCCGTGTACTCTGCGCTTGAATTGGGGATGGGTGCCCGTCCCGAAGGACTCCTGTTCGCCATTACCACCGCAGGCAGTAACGTGATATCGGCCTGTAAACAGCACTACGATTATTGCTGTCAGATACTGGATGACGAAGAACAGAACGAATCGCTGTTCGCCCTGATTTACGAACTGGACGATGAGAGTGAGATTGATGATGAAGCGCTTTGGATTAAAGCCAATCCCAATCTTGATGTCTCGGTAGACAGTGCCGCCCTGCATGACACTATCCAGAAAGCGCGCGGCATTCCCTCACAATGGACAGAAATGCTAACCAAACGCTTTAATATCTGGTGTCAGGGTGAAACCCCGTGGATGGGCGAAGGCGCATGGAAAGCCTGCCAGCAAGATTATGATGAAAATGACCTCAAAGGACTGGAGTGCTACGCCGGACTGGACTTATCTTCAACAGGGGATATCACCAGCATTTGTTACACGTTCCCCGTGGATAACGAACTGTTATTACTGACCCGTCATTACCTGCCCGAAGCCCAACTACAAAACCCCGCCAATAAGAATCGGGCGGTTTATCGCCAATGGGTGCAAGCAGGCTGGATACGCACCACCGCAGGCGACTGCATTGATTATGACCGTATCCGTGATGACATTCTCAACGACAGCCAGCAGTTTGATATCAGGCTGGTCGGCTTTGATACATGGAACGCCACGCACCTAAGAACACAATTACAGGGCGCAGGGCTGGATGTTGAGCCGTTCCCGCAAACCTATATGCGCTTTAGCCCCGTAGCTAAATCTGCTGAGGTGTTCGTGAATCGCAAGGTCATTCGGCACAACGGCGATCCGGTGCTGGCGTGGGCAGTGTCCAATGTCGTGATGGAAACCGACGCGAACGCCAATATCAAACCGAACAAAAAGAAATCCGCAAACAAGATTGACCCTGCAATTGCGTTCCTGATGAGCTTTGGTACATGGCAGATTGAGCATGAAGAGTTCGCATTTAGTCTCGGTGATGAACAGAAACGGCGACTGGCTAACTTTAAGGGGATTTAGTTAACACATTAATTTTATTTTTTAAATGTTTTCGAAAAACAATATTTGTTGATAATGTTACCTCTAATTGATGTTACTGTTTAATGTGATAAAGATTCACAATAGAATAATAAGGTGATAAATGAACAATATAACAGAAATTACATGCGTAGGGGATTATCTTCGTGTTGTTAAAACACTTTCCCCACAGAATGGAAATGTATTTTATCGAGGTCAAAGAGATTCGTGTTATGCTATTAATTCAAGTTTAAGTAGATTATTGAAAGATACTAAAATTAAACCTATTGAAGTTCTCTCATATAATAGTTATCAAGGTACTCTTAAGTCAATCAATATTTCAAAATATGAATTAGCAGATGAATTATATTCCACATTTAAGGAAAAACATATAGTTTACCCTGATGTGAATATTATTAATGGCTATAGTATGAATGATATTGACCTCCATGTGACTGCTCAGCATTATGGATTATCAACCCGAGTAATTGATTGGACTTATAGTCCCTTAATTGCATTGTATTTTGCAACAGAAAAAGAGAAAGGTAATGGAATAGAAAACGAGAAGGGTGAAAAAGATGCCGCAGTGTTCATGATTTGGAATGAAAAATGTAATAAACTAGACGTATGCTCTAGCGAAAGATTTTTCAGAAGAATAGAAGCAGAAAAAAAAGTCCATAAAAAAATATCTGATGAATGTGAAGCTTTTTATTCGGCTCACGGTCATCAATACGAGAATGAAAAAGATGCATTGAAAATATATATTTATGATTTTTATAAAAAAATAAAAGGTTATATTGATGATTTAGAATATGGAAGCCCAATAAAATTAAATTCATTTTGTCATCTTATTGATCTTATTAAAAAGCATGATAACTTAGATAAAGATGCTTTCAGGGATGAATTGCTTAATTTTTCGATAATGTTTCCTTGTGAATCAAGTAACTATTCCAGATCTAACGCCAGCATAAATATCTTTAATGATCATAAAATAATGATAGAGCCGTTGCCAATTAATCAAAGAGTAAAAAACCAACAAGGAGTTTTAATGTTTTGCAATAAAATTGAAGGTGACATTTATCCTTTAAGCGAATTTAATGAACAAAATACTATAAACCATATTGATGATGAGTCATTATCTAAAATTTCCAAAAACACTGGATTATTGAAAATAATCATACCGAAAGACAGTATTAAGAGTATAAGAAATGAATTAGAGTTATACGGACTCTCGAAAGCTTGGATTCGCATAATAAGTGCAATTTCTGAGAAAGGCGGTCAGTTGCTATAGTAGGCATCTTTCTCGCCAAAGGAAAATGCGCTATGACCTATACACAACTGACCGAAACAGAAAGATATCAGATTTCTAGCCTGAAAGAAGCGGGTTTTTCACAACGGGCGATTTCAAAGTCACTCAATCGAAGCCCCTCAACGATTAGCCGGGAATTGAGACGAAATCGGGAAGCAAAGAAATATTCTCCTGAACAGGCTCAGTTTAAGGCCGTAGCACGCCGGCATTTTGCTATAAAAGCAGTCAAAGTGAATCCAGAGATAGAAATGTGGATCAAACAGTTAATTTGGCAAGATTTAAGTCCCGAACAGATTGTGGGTTATCTTAAACGGGAAGCCAAAATATCTTTACATCATGAGACGATTTATCGATTGATTTATAAAGATAAAAAGAATGGTGGTGATTTATGGCAACATCTCAGAATGGCGAAAAAACCGTATCGTAAACGCTATGGAAATTATGAGCGCAGAGGCAAAATTAAAAATAGAGTCAGCATTGATAAACGCCCAAAATTTGTTGATAAAAAGCAGCGTATTGGTGATTGGGAAGGCGATACTATCGTTGGCCAAGATCATAAAAGTGCATTATTGACACTCGTTGAACGAAAATCATTATTTACTATTATTATTAAACTTGAAGATAAAACAGCAGAAGGGGTCGCCAAAGCGGCAACAAGACACTTATCACTGATAAAACATAAAGTTAAAACAATTACCTTTGACAATGGCCTCGAATTTGCCGAACACGAGCGGATCAGTAAAAATTTAGAGGCAAGAATTTATTTTGCTCACCCGCATTCCCCTTGGGAAAGAGGGATAAATGAGAACATAAATGGATTAATTAGAGATTACTTCCCAAAAGGAAGCGATTTTAATAAGGTATCAGAGCGGGAGATTAACCTTGTGGCAAACCGATTAAATAATCGTCCTCGTAAAACACGAGATTACAAAACACCGAATGAGTTATTTAAAGGAGTACCCACTCAATTACTTCGCTCATTACGGTGTTGCGCTTAATATGTGAATCCAAGAAGACTTTGTGTATCCTGAAATAATGTCTTTCACTGAATATATGCAAGCTAAAATAGTATCGCGTTATATGTAATATAATTTTTAGGATATGGCAGATTGAACATGCAAACCTAAATCTGCCTTATCCATAAAATAAATAATAGCAACACCTTTAATTCTTTTAATGGTATAAAACGTAAAAAAATTAAGCAGTTTTATTGATTCTCTTATTGAATCAGATAAACCAATCAGTTAAAGTAGCCCTGCCATTAGCAAAATCTAGTGGTCAGGGATTTGCACCCCTGTTAGAACGATCCACTGGTAGGAAGTTTCTGCCAGTGCGCCTGCTCGCACCTATTCAATGGTGGTTCAGGCAGGGGAGGCTTCGGCCTCGCCGGACGATCGTTCCCGGTAGTGCAAACCCTGTCTGAATCGCCACCATCAATTTTAATTAATGGAAGGGGTAGCAGGAATGAATAACGTTAGAAATGACTGGCATCAAGCCGATATTATTGCTGCATTACGTAAGCGCGGTACAACCTTAGCAGCTGTTTCCCGTGAAGCGGGACTCAGTTCATCAACATTAGCGAATACACTTTCTCGTCCGTGGCCTAAAGGCGAATGGATTATCGCTAACTATCTCGAAATACATCCCTCTGAAATTTGGCCTAGCCGCTACTTTGATTCGTATGGTCAACCCATTGAGCGTAAAGTGCGCGATAAGCCATTGGAATAA